ACCGCGACCACCGAGATCTACACCAACACCATCAGGTGACGGGCCGACTAAGGCTATGGGTGGTATTAACGCAACAAGTTTACTAAAAGGTGCTGCAGCGATGTTAGTTATGGCAGCCGCATTATTTGTATTTGCAAAAGCAATGCAAGAAATGAAAAATGTTGGGGTTAATGAATTGGGTATGGCGATTGCATCTATATTGATTATGGCGGGTGGATTAGTGCTATTAGGTAAGATAGGCGGAGAAATACTAATAGGCGCTGCAGCGATGTTAGTTATGGCAGCCGCATTATTTGTGTTTGGTAAAGCTATTCAAGAAATTGCTGTTGGTATTGGAATGTTAGCACAATTAACGACTATATTTACACCATTGGTATCGTTGGCTGGTGGACTTGCATTATTTGGACTAGCAATGATACCATTTTCATTGGGATTAATTGAATTGGCAGCTGGATTAGCAATTTTATCGCCGGTTTTACCGGAATTATTAGCTTTGGTTGCATTAGGTGCTGGTATTGCCCTAATAGCAAACGCATTAAATGGCGGTGGTTCATCCGAAACTACAACATCCAACACAACACAATCCGACCCGTTATTAGAGGAAATTAGAGGGTTAAGAGCAGATATTAAGGCACAACCAATTAATGTTGTCTTAAATGGTAAAATTGTTGGTGAAATAAATAAAGGTTCTCGTGCAATTAATAGTTATGTAAACAAGTAATTGGGGATGAATAATGGCATTAACTGAATTAAAATCAGATTTATCAAAGTTTAGAAGGACTATTGAAAGACCTATAATAGAGAACCAATCGGTTGAAATAAATCGTAAGAGTAATTTTACACCCATTTCTAACTTATCAGCTGGAATAACATCTCCAGCTCCTTTGAAAGAAACGCCGACAAAAAGTGTAGTAACACCAAAACCATTTGATACTACTGAAAAGTTTAAAGGTCAAACAACTCCAAATAACTTTGAGTTTTCTCCTGAATTTACAACCCCAAAATTAAGTAATGTTGATTTCTTTCCAAACACCAATGCAGATGGGTTTACGGCCCGAATGAGAGAATCTCGTTTTAATTTTTCATCGTTGAGTTCACCAACTCCAATGACATTGGAAGGAAAGTTTTTGGGAGAGACTGACCCAAATAGATTAAGTTTAGAATCTAAATTTTTAGGTCAAACAACGCCAACTCCAATAGATAATACTGAAAAGTTTAAAGGGCAGACAACACCAAATGAGGTAGATGATACTGAAAAGTTTAAAGGGCAGACAACGCCAAATGAGGTAGATGATACTGAAAAGTTTAAAGGGCAGACAACCCCAACCAACTTTACATTTACACCACAATTTACAGCTACAACTCCAACCAATTTTACATTTACACCACAATTTACAACACCAAATTTAAGTAATGTAGATTTTATACCAAATATAGATGCGAAGGGGTTTACTTCCAAAATGAAACAAGTTCCATCTCAGTTTGTTGATATTAATCGTGATCAAAGTATTTTTACGGAAAGAGTATCTAATTCAAGATTAAGTGTCGTAAACTTTTTTCCAAATGATGACGCGAGTGGATTTACAAAAAACTTTGTTGATAAAACAAACTCACAATTTACAGGTATTAGTGGAGAAACATTTACATCTCCCAAAGTAACTTTTGGTGGCGATTTTGGACTTTCATTTTTGCCAGGAAATAAAATAAAATTAGAAGGCTCTGCTGCAAAGTATTATGGTACAGGTAATCAAAAGTGGCAACCTGGTGGTAAACGATATGAAGATAACTATGTGAGTATTGGTGATTTATTAATAAGAGAAAACTCACCATCATACTTAACAAAAGTATATGGACAATTTAATTTAAGAGATGATTCTTTTAACCCATACCCTTTATTTTTCAGACAACCTTTTATTTTAAGGGGAATACAAAGAAAAAACAAAAAAGAACCACAAAAGTGGGGATTTGGTTTAAGTATTGATAGTATAATGGGGGTTGATTTAATCAGAGGTGGCGTAGTTACATCAACCGAAAGAGCATTGGTGGATGTCGCAAGAATAGGGCAATTTATACTATCACCAAAAGGATTAGTTTGGTCTGTAATGCAGGTTGGTATGCAAAGAACCAACACATATAATAAAGTATGGACACCCGCAAACTTACTTATTGCCGTTGGTGGACAACACATTGGATTAAAACCTAAAAGGCATGGATTATTGCCATTTGGGCCGGATAATAGCAATTATCAAAATTTAACTACAAATGATTATAAAACTAAATTAGAAGGTTTTAGAAAAAATAGTGTTATTTTGAATCAATTGGGTAATAGTAATAACACACAATTAGAATCACAATTGGGTGGACCTGAAAGTGTGTATGGTATTGGTACATCAACTATTAGGACATCAACCAATACATTCAGTAATCCAGAAAAAACATATGGAGATACTAAAGCCAATTTCGTTCAAAAATACAATCCAATTTTTGAAAACCAAACTAAAACACCGAGAAATACTGATAAACCATTTGAAGATACATATGGGAAATCAGTTCCAATCAACGATGATAGTAATTGGGAAAACTTTGGATTGGCCACAAAAATTTTTGATGGTAAATATAATGACTCTAATCTATTTGATGATAAAAACAAAACTACCTTAAAAACTATTGAGGGTGAAGAAGCTTTAAATTACAAAAATATAACAGATTTATCAAATGATTTTAGCTCTTATAGAGATTTTAGGTCTAAATACAATCAAAACGGAACTAAAATAACAAAATTAAAAAGTGGTATTCATAAAACATATTTTGGTGATGATGGGCAAGATTACTACAAATCAAATAACATAGAAACACGAGTAGGACTTGGCAACTCCGATACAAAAATCGGAACAAAAAACGAAAATATAAAAGAAAATAATGAATTTAAGGATGAACCTGATTTAATACCACTTATTTTTCAAACAATTGATACCAGAGTTCAATTCAGAGGAACTGTTAATTCAATAAACGAAACATTTACACCTAATTGGACAGAAATAAAATACAGTGGGAGAGCAGAAAACGCTTATTTGTATGATACATTTACTAGAGAATTAAACTTTGGATTTAGGGTTTACGCATATTCTGTGAGTGAACTCAAACCAATGTGGCAAAGATTGGAAAACTTGGCAAAAATGACAATGCCCACCTATGTAAGTTCTGGTTATCGTGGAAATATAACAAAGTTCACATTGGGAACTATGTATAAAAACTTCCCCGCTTTAATTTCATCCTTACAATACGCAGTTCCTGATGAATTTACTTGGGAAATTGGATTAAACGAAGGTTCAAAAGGTAATGAACTCCCAATGGGCGTAGATGTTACAATTGGATTAAAGTTATTAGGTAAAAAGCTACACTCAACAGAAAATACACCAATATACGATTACATACAATAAACCAACACTATGAACAGATACAACACACCAAATAGATTATCAACCGATAGTGGGAAAAAATACTATCCAACTTTTAGATATCCAACGATAGTAGAAAAAACAACCGATGTATATATCATAGGTTCTTTTTCAGATAGATTAGATAATTTGGCATACGCATATTATAAAGACCCAACCTTATGGTGGATAATCGCAGAGGCAAACAATATCGGAAAAGGAGACCTGTTAGTGCCTGTGGGGAAACAAATAAGAATACCAACTGAAATAACATCTATCATAGAAGAATATAGTGCATTAAATAATTTATAGTTATGAGTAAATTACAATTTGGAACTAAGCCTGTAAATCGTGATGTATTTTATAGTAGTGGGTTGGGTGAATCCGCATCTAAAATTGTTGCAGAAAGACGGGCATACGCCATATTTCGTTCTACTGGAGAAGGGCAATGTAATGCAACAAAAGCAGTAATTGAATCGGGTGATGTAAGAACACAACCCTATGAATCTATTTTATCTGGACCAAGATTAGTTCCACCACCATCCTTAACATCAGTTGATTGGTCATCCGATGGTGCAAACGATATTTACGATGCTTTTTTATGGAAAGCTACTGTTAGTTTTACTTGCTACAGTCCTGAACAATTTAATAGTTTTGATAGAGGATTTTTTCAACACATGAATGATGTTGAATTAGAATTGGGTTGGATAAATGGTGAAAAACCAATAACAATTCGTGGTAAAATTGTGGATTTTCAATTTAGTGTAAATGAAAAATTACATTATGATTGTTCGGTTACATTTGCTGGTGCTGCAATAGAAGCGGCCGCAGCATTTGATTTAAATTTAAAAACGCCAAATAACGAATACAGTATAACTAGTACCAAAGGTCCGGTATATCCACAATCTATAGTAGGTTTTTTAAAGGCACAATCTATTCTAAACTTTAAGGATGGAGAACCTGAAGCAGGAACTGCAAAAGGAAATGGTTCATTTGGTGTTGCAAATTTTAATACAAACGATACAAGTTGGTTATTTTGGCAAAAACAAAAACTAGTTTATTATGTTTCTTTATCAAAATTAATTGAAACAATTGATGCTAATTTAGTAAAAACAATTGGTGGTTTTGAGGGTATATTTAAAAATACTAAATCTATTGCATTAGCAACGACAATTACAACAAAAATAAAATCAGCAAACCCAATTTCCGTTTTAAATCAAGGTAGTCGTGGTGAATCTGCTAACTATGCTGAAGGTGCAAAATTTGGTTGGGACGGCGGTGGTGTGATGTATTTTATATCATTTGATACATTAGAAAAAATAGAAAAAGAATTAATAGATGATAAATCCGATAATCCGCATCCTACCAAAAATACACTTATTCAATTTATTAAACGTGTTTTGGATGAAATAAACTCATGTTTGGGTGAATCTATTAAATTAGTAATGATACCATATGGTCAATCTGGTGAATCTACTAAACATGGATATGAAATAGTTGATAGAAAAACTCTCATACAAAAAATTAATCCTACTGTTGTTAATCCATTAGATAAGACTACTACAATAAGAAATATAAATGTCCAATCAACAATTGATTCTGAAATAGCAGCTATCGCCCTATCATCCGCTCAAAGTGGTAAAGGACTCGGAATGGTTCAAGGTGTTTTTGGGTGTAAGCCAGCTTTACTAGATATTAGTAAAGATCAGCAAGAATTAGCAAATATGTATGCATCATTTGCAGAATTAGATGAAACTATATTAAGTGATTGTATTCAGACTTTGAAAAAAATATGCAATTTTAAAATACCCCAACAAATTGGGTATAAATATGGAGTAACTATTACTCTTACTGTTGATGGGTATAGTGAATATCTTTTTGGACAAACATTTAGAGTTAAAGGATTACCATCAATACTAACTAACCCAAATGTTTATTTTATTGTTTTAAAACAAGGGCATAAATTTTCAAATGGTGACTGGACAATGGATTTGGAAGGGCAAATGATGTTTGATATAAGTGATGGTGCTAAGCCCATACCGGGAATTGACCCAACAGATGGTAAAAGACCCATACTTACTGAAAATCAGAGTGAAAAGGCTGCTCCTGCTGCCGGTGGGATTTCAAATAGTTTTTAGATAATATTTAATAATATGGCAAGAAAAAAACTATATTATGTACCAGGTGATTCCGTATCAGGCATTTCATTACAAAAACAATGGATGTTTGAGGATGGTAAAGAATATATTGGCCCATATCATCAATATAAAAGTACGGGGGAGGTATATACTGAATCCACCTATTTAAATGGTGTATCAAAGCCACTCATCCCCTATAAAAATTTGGGTGATACAAACAATAAAAATATATTTGAATATGACAAACTAACAAACGATAGGTTTAAGGATAGATACAAAACACCTATACCAATTACACCCACACCTACAGCAGAAGATTATAATCGTGGTTATATGATAAGGTATATTGTTTCTCAGTTTAATTACCCGAACATATACGAAGTTTCCCAAAAAAATTTTGGAGAATTGGATAATTCTTTGTATATTAAGAAAGAATTTAGGTGGAAGATTGAAAAACCATTTGTAAGTGATGGGCGTGTAAAAGAGATGAATAAAAAGGTTATTTCTGTCCTAAAATCAGATATACCACAAATTGATAGGTTTTTAACCAATCTAACCCAGTTCTCCCAATAGTGTCCAATAAATTGGACAGTTTTCGTGGGTTTAGAGCAAAATGTGGATAACTTTAATGAAAATTTAATCTAAAAGGTTTGGAAATATGGGTTTTTCTTCGTATCTTTACTATGTAAGATGATTGAGATATTAACCTCCACACTATGAAGAACCTTATCGGATTTGCTACTAAATATTATACTCTTTGGAGCGTTGAAAAAGTTCCGGTGTATATCACCGATTCTTATGGAAAGCATTGGCTCTCTCGTGTTGATGAACGATACACCTATCATAAAAATGTATCAATGTCGTTAGACAAAGTTAAGGAGCTATATCCTACTTTGACTATTGATGATGAACTGCGAGGTAAGACACTCAGTTTTGACCGTGAGGGTAAGAACCAACTGCCTGAGCATATTTTTGGGAAGGGTAAGTATGCTTATCAACTGGTTGCTGATGTAGCCAAAATGGACTGGCAATATGTTTTGTGGGTGCACGATGTGAATATGGGTAATCACGCCTCACACATTGAAACCCTACCACAATGGGCCGAGCATAAAGCTAAATTGGAGGCCAAAGCCAAACAGAAGAAGGAGGCAGCTGATGCCATCCACGCAATTCTACCTATCGGTCAGCCCATAACCATTTACGGATTATCCAACGGCTTCAATCTTGAAAAAAACGATTCCGACACCATTGTAAGCGTTTCCTTTAGGGCTGAGGTGGCTGGCATTGATGGCGATATTAGGGTTCATTGTAGCGACGCCCATCAGGTACACGGTATGTACCCATACATTATGCCAGTCGTTAATGGTAAAGCCCAAAAGACCAAAAATAAAACCATCACCGTTACACCAACAGGCGTGAGGGTGTATGAAAATGGGAACATAGCAATTTGGATTGACCCTCTCACATCGGAATACGGCCCTACAATAATTTATTAACCCCCACACTATGAAAAAATATTGGAAAAAATTCAAAGTCCCATTTTACTCGCAACTCCTTTTCGCCCGTAGGATGAAAGCGCTTGGTTACAAAGTAACAAAGACCGAAGGTGGATTGTTTAGTTCAGTTTATCGTGTTTCGGGCTACAATATTGAAGTTCTCTATTTGTAATATCAAAATTATTTTGTATAGTCATAAGAAGATAAAATTATGTTGTTATGTTTAGGTTTTTGAAACAATTAAATTTGAAAATATGGTATCAGTTAAATTAAAAAATGTATCGGTCAAAAGTGGTGATAGATTTAGAAATAATCAAAATTACACTATGACTTTTTGGAAGAAAGATGGTATTGATGAAAACTCAACAGTTGATGATATTAGAGATTTGATTATTTCTAAATACTCTAATAGGGTGGTGTTGAATAAAACTTCTCAAATTGAAATCATAGAAGTTAGTTAGAACGGTTTCAAAAACTTGAACATAACTCGTTTATTTGTCCAGGTTTTCTTCATCCATACACCAGGAATATGATGTATTTGTGTAAGTAAGATTTGGAAATATAGAAATTATTTTGTATATTTGTTGAATGATTTTTAACGAAATCCCAACCACCCTGTCTACGGACAGGGTTTTGGTGTATCCAATATATAGTTCTTTGAGCAAACACCCTGCTCAAACGGAATTATCTTGCCTATTCATTTCCGATGGGGAGATTGATTGCTGTATCAACTACAAAAACTTGGATGTAGAACTATTTGGTGGGGAATTAGACTTGAGTAGATTTAAGAAGGTATTTGTGGTAGATTTGAAATCGTTTTTATATCACTACAAAACTGATAATCTTTATGATTTACAAGCATACCTATTTCATTTGGGATTAGAGTATAATGTGGATGAGTTACCTATTCACAATGTTTTCAGACGGAGGGGGATTCCAAAGGTAGGAGATTTAATACCTATACTAAAACACTATGAGCTCTTTGGTGAATGGAAAAAGTTATTTAAATCAACCAATGTAGAACCTACAAAATTTTCTACACTATATCCACACTCACTTTATAATATAGAAAAGAACGGGTTTCAATCCAAAGATGGGTTGGAAATGACACAATATAATTTTTTAACATCCACCTCCCGTCCCTCCAATGCTTTCAATGGTATTAATTACGCTGCATTGAAAAAGGGGGATGATACCCGAAGCAGGTTTGTGTCCCGATTTGTTGGGGGTAAGTTATTCAGTTTTGATTATGACGGGTATCACATCCGATTAATTGGTGGTTTAATAGGAAACCCCATACCAATGGACATGTCCGCTCACAATTGGTTAGGTCAACAGTATGGAGTACCTATAGAGCAAGCAAAACCAATAACCTTTAGACAACTCTATGGTGGGGTGCAGGATGAGTATAAACACATACCATTCTACGAATCGGTTTCTATCATAATTGATAAGTTATGGAATGAGTATTTGTTTAATGCTGGGGTTGAAACACCAATATTTAAACGGTTTATTAGAAAAATGCCGGAAATGAACAAAAATAAACTATTTAACTATATTTTACAAGCATTAGAAACGGAAAGAAACATACTTATTATAAATAAACTAAGTAAACAATTAGAGGGTTATAAATCAGTACCTGTTCTTTACACTTATGACTCAATCCTATTTGATGTATCCGAAGATGAAATAGATACATATCCACAAAAGGTAAAAGAGATTATGGAGTGGGGTGGATATCCTGTAAAGGTAGAGGTTGGAGATGACTATAAGAATATGTTTACTATATAATAAAGATATTTATACTTATGGAGAATAATAGTTTTATAGATAATATACTGAATGAAATAACCCAACTTACTTGGAATGAAATAAGGGGTGAACTCATAAACCCACATAGCACAAAATCTATTAATGCGATTACTCAGGTAATAGAGGAATTGTATGGTAGTGATATTGCTTATGAATTTCGTAAAAGTTTATTAGAGCAATCCCCAACACCTCCAACGGAAGAAAAACCTAAAGAGGAAAATCCATTAGAAAAGGATTTGGATGCGATTAAGTTTGGTATGATGACCGATATTGAAAAAGAAGCATATTTGAAAAAGAAGCGGGAGATGGAACAATCGGGTACAATGGATTTAGAAGAAGATATTATATCTGAAGCAAGTTTTTTGGATTCAAAATATAAAGCTGGTCATCAAATTATTTTTAATAAAGAAACTCCACCAAAGTGGGCTCCTAATTTAAAAAATGGTGATGTTCTAACTATATTAGATGATGATTCTTCTATTAAGACTTATGGTTCTGGTGATTTTGTGAAAACTCTTCAATTACCAAATGGAAATAAAGTACGAGTTGCATCTTCAACCAGAGGTGGTGGTAATTCAGAATTATTCATACACTCAAAAGGTGGTGGTGCAGAACCAAAGGGAGAGGATTGGGAGGCGTTAATAATATGCGCGCACAATGGTATTGATGAAAGTTCTAAAGAATGGGCAAGAGCCAAAGTATTTTGGTCTACTTATGGTGAAGATGCTAAAAAAATAGCAGATGCGTTTAAGGGTATTATTAAATCAAAAAAATTATCTCAATTGGGTTCTGGCACTGCAGCAATTAATTCTGATTGGGGTGGTACTGATAAAACCCCAAAAACAGACATATTGGGTGATACTGATGAAAAAATTTCCTTAAAAAAAGTAGGTGGTTCTCAGTTGATGAGTGCCGGTCCCAAAGAGGCTATTGCTACATTTAATGCAGCTATTAAAATGGTTGGAGAAAATCAGCCAGCATCATTAAAATCATTTTTAGATGTGTTAGAACAAAAAATGGGAAAAATGTCGGAAAAGGGTACAATTACCGCATTAGAAAAATTGCGCGATAGTGGTGAAACTTTAACTCCATCACAAGAAAAAGCAATAGCTGAAATGGAAAAATTACAACTAAATGCAAAAGAACTAACAAATGAGATGCAATCAATTTTTAAAGATGTGTATTTTAAAACATGTTTTTGTTTTGAAGCAGCAACAGGAACTAATAAATTTTCAGATAAAAACGCTGTTGCGAATCAGTTAATAGAATTTGACCCATCGGGTAAAGTTACCGCTCATTTAAAAATGCAAAGTATAAATGATGCAAAACCATTAGCATCTAAAAATTCATTTTATGTAGCATTCAAAACATCTGGTGCTAATCCACAAGCATCATTGGTATTAAGGTCAAAACAACTTTCAAAATCAAAACTAATTGAAAATATTACATTTAAAGATATTGTTAATGAAGAGTTTTCAAAATCTAAAATTGGAAAAACCATTTTAATGGAAGCTACTAAACAAAGAATAGATGAATTTGCATTGTTTAATAATTTGGTAAAAGGGTTTAAAAATGTTACCGATAAAATAAAAAAACAAGTGGAGAATATATTAAATACTATAATGAGTAGAGTAAAAGAAGCAATATCATATATTAAAAGTCTTGGTGGAAAAATGTTTGATGCGATTATGAACTTTTTAGGATTTGAAGTTTCTAATGTTATGATAACATCTTCTGGTCCATTTGCATTGGTATAAAAATAACTTACGGAGCTATGAGTGAAAACACAATTACTGATAACATTTACAACCGAACCCAAATGCGATTCTGATTTAGGTACTATAAAAACTGGATTTACTCTTTTCAGTAAGAAGATATTCGTATTGACTTTAGAAAATTCAGAAGAGTTGGTTATCAGCTACAATATCATTCCATCACCGTCATCAAAATTTTTACCAAATACAATTATGGTTCATAGAAAAAGAGAAACAAACACCTTATATACGATAAACGCCCTTAACAGGCTTATTCAATCGTTAAATGGTGGTATATTAGATAAGAACTATATGTTGAATTGGGATGATTATAAAAATGGAGTATTATTAACCTCTGATGATAGTTTTAAATTTATGCGAACCACTATTTATAGAGTAGAGAATTTAGATTAAAAAAATAAAAAATAATTTTTTTGAAAAAACATTTGGAATTGTCAACCAAATGTTGTATATTAGTGACTATAATTTTTGTTTAACCTATTAAAAAATGGAGTAATTATGGCAATTGACTTAAATGCAATCCGAAACCGTTTGAATTCACTTCAAACAAAAGTACAAAAGACTGATACCTTATGGAAACCGAATCCAGGTAAGCAGCAAATCCGATTAGTGCCTTATGTGCACAACAAAGAAAACCCTTTTATTGAGTTGTATTTCCACTTTGATTTTGGTGGTAAGACGATTCTATCACCCATTTCTTTTGGTGAGAAAGACCCTATCGTTGAATTTTCAGAGCAATTGAAAGCAACAAAGGATAGGGAAGATTACAATCTCTCTAAGAAGCTGACACCAAAGATGAGAACTTATGTTCCTATTTTGGTAAGAGGTGAGGAATCCGAGGGTGTAAAATTTTGGGGTTTTGGTAAGCAGGTTTACCAAGAAATCCTTGCGTTCTTCGCAGACCCAGATTATGGTGATTTGACCGACCCAATGAGTGGTAGGGATATCACTGTAGAATTCAAATCAGCCGCAGAGGTTGGTAAATCTTATCCTGAAACATTTATTAGGGTAAAACCAAATACCACACCTATGACTGAAGATAAGAATATCGTTCAGTTGGTAAAAAGTCAAGCTGATTTAACAACCATTTTCAAAAGACATACCTATGATGAGTTGAAGGCTATGTTGGAGGTTTGGTTGGAAACTGGTGAGGTAAAAGAAGAAGCAAAAGCAGAACAACCTGCAGTTGTAGAATCCACACCAACAACAACGAAAGCTAGTTCGGTAAAAGAAGCATTTGACGACCTTTTTAACGATTAATCAGTATGAGTAAACCTAAAGTAGATATAGTTCGTGATGAGCTATCTACCATACTCGCTGATAATCTTAATAAGAAATTCAAATCCCAACACAAAGTAGCTTATTATTTAGATGGTTCAGAGCAGACACCCACCGACTTAGACGAGTGGGTGTCTACTGGCTCTGAAATGTTAGATTTGGCTATTTCAAACCGAACCAATGGTGGTTTGCCTGTTGGAAGAATTTGTGAAATTACAGGGCTAGAAGGTAGTGGTAAATCGTTAGTAGCGGCCCACTCAATTGCGGATACGCAAAAGAGGGGTGGATTGGGTGTGTATATTGATACTGAAAACGCACTTAATCAGGAGTTTTTGGCAGCGATTGGTGTTGATTTGAAAAAGATGTTGTATGTTCCATTGGAAACGGTGGAAGATATTTTTGAAGCAATTGATTCAATTATTGATTCGGTAAGAAAATCCGATAAAAAGAAGTTGGTTACAATTGTAGTGGATTCCGTAGCAGGTGCATCAACAAAGGTTGAGATTTCGGCTGATTATGACCAGGCGGGATACGCAACTCAAAAAGCAATTATTATTTCAAAAGCAATGCGTAAAATCACCAACTTAATTGGTAGAGAAAGAATCACTCTTATCTTTACAAATCAATTAAGGACCAGGATGGGGGTAAGCTTTGGCGACCCGTGGACTACATCTGGTGGTAAAGCAATCGCATTCCATTCAAGTTGTAGAATCCGTTTGAAACAAATGGGTCAGTTGAAAGCAAAAGTTGGTGGTGTGGAACAGGTGATTGGTATTAAAACCAGAGCACAGGTTATTAAAAACCGAATGGGCCCACCATTACGCTCAATTGATTACGATATTTACTTTGATAGTGGTATTGATAACTTAGGTTCTTGGTTAGAAATGATGAAAAACTATAAGTTAGCCAATCAAAGTGGTGCGTGGTATACTTGGGTGGATAACGAAACTGGTGAAGAAATAAAGTTTCAAGCAAAGAATTTTCCTGATATTCTTCAGACTCGTCCTGATGTGAGGGAAAAAATCTACAACGAAATTTGTAATTCTTACATTCTTTCGTACAAAGAAGCATCCGATGAAGCAAATGTTGATAATATAGAACTATCCGATTTTGATGACTAAGAACTACAAAGATTTGTTGAGTAAGTTGGGACAAGAAAACCAACAGGTTTTAAATCAAAACTTAAATGATAAAGTCCTTATCATTGATGGGTTGAATATGTACATCCGAGTTTTCGGAGCAGTCCCTGCTCTCAACGATGATGGTGAACACTGTGGTGGTATAACAGGCTTCCTGTTATCCACCGCAGCCACTATTAGAAATTTGAACCCTACCCGTGTTATCATTGTGTTTGATGGTAAGGGTGGTTCGCATCGGAGGAAAAAAATGTACTCCGATTATAAAGGTGGTAGAACAGGCCTTACACGCCTGAATAGATTGCAGGGATATGAAGATATAGAAGACCAGCAGGAATCTATGCGTAAGCAATTCATTCGTTTGTATGAGTATCTTCAAAACCTACCCGTAACTCTTTTGCAGGTAGATTATGTAGAAGCAGATGATTTGATGGCTTGGATGGCTAACCACTATTTTAAAAATGAGGTGATATTACTATCATCTGATAAAGATTTTTTACAATTGGTGAATGAAAGAATTAAGGTTTATTCACCTATCAAAAAAATAATGTACGATGAATCGCTTGTCAAAGAAGAGTGGGGTGTAATGCCTCAAAACCTTATTTGGTATAGGGTTATTATGGGCGACTCATCGGATAATATTAAAGGTGTGAATGGGATTGGTAAGAAAACTATTTTAGGTAAAATGGATTTCTTAAATGATGGGGAGTTGGATTATAATGGGTTTATCACTGGAATTAAAGAACGATGCGATGATAAACTATCAAAAAAATTATTGGAATCAGTAGAAACCATAGAATTAAACTACGATTTGATGCAATTAAAATTACCCGAAATATCAACATCAATCATTTCAAATGTGAGAGATGTATTGGATAATACGCATCCAAAGTTAAATCTATTGGAGTTTAAAAAAATGTTTATGTATGATAAGTTATATACTGCTTTTGCGAATGTAGATTCGTGGTTAAGGAATAGTTTTATGAGATTGGATAATCTTTTAAAAAATAATTTTGAAAAAACCAAATAAGGTTGTATATTAGTATCATATGGAAAAATTTGGAAGTAAATTTGGAACGGGGTTTCAAACTAAAATCTTATCCGCTTTATTATCGGATATGGTTTTTAGTAGGCAGATATACGATATACTAAAACCGCAGTATTTTGACTCAGAAGCCTCTGAGTGGTTGTGTAAAACGATTTTAGAGTACATAGATACCTACGAATCCAAACCAACATTAGATGTTCTTAAAACGAAGATAAGCCCCATTGAGAGGGATATTCTAAAAACATCAGTAATAGATACCTTAAAACAGGTTTGGCGGGATTTAGAATCAGATGATTTAGATTATGTAAAAGAAGAAACTTTAAACTTTTGCACAAATCAATCACTTAAACAAGCTATCTTAGATTCAATACCACTTTTAGAGCAGGGTAAGTATGATAAGATAAAATCAACAATTGATACTGCTATGAAAGCAGGTCAACCAACGGATGTTGGGCATGAGTATAAGATAATGATAACTCAAAGATATGAAGATTTAGCAAGAAATCCAATACCAACTGGGTGGGATGTTATAGATGAAATTACACAGGGTGGATTTGGAATGGGTGAGTTAATAATATTCGCAGCACCGCCTGGTATTGGTAAGTCCTGGTCATTGGTTAATGTTGCGGCAAACGCTGTTAAGGGTGGTAAGACCGTAGTGTATTATACATTGGAATTATCAGAGGCAATGGTGGGGCAACGATTTGATTCCGTTTTCACTGGGATACCTATACCCAACCTAAAGTACAATATGGAAGAGGTTGAAAGGGTGGTGGGTTCATTAAAAGGTGATTTGGTTATTAAAGGGTTTAATTCAGGTGCTGCTGGTTTGAATGCTTTAAAAGCGCATATAGATAGGATGATACTACAGGGTAAGAAGCCTGATGTAATTGTGGTGGATTACGCTGATTTGTTAAAAGGTTCTGCTAAAGAAAAAAGATATGAGGTTTTGGAAGAGTTGATAGTGGATTTAAGGGGTATGGCAGGGGAGTATGGTGTTCCATTATATACCGCGTCGCAGATTAATCGTAGTGGTGCTGAGCAGGATGTAATTACGGGAACATCAATCGCAGGTTCTTTTTCCAAATTGATGACTGCTGATTTCGTAGTTTCATTGAGTAGGAAGATTGATGATAAGTTAGCAGGGACGGGGAGATGGCATGTTATTAAAAACCGATTTGGACCTGATGGAATGACATTTCCTTCAAAAGCTAATTTTTCAAATGGGCAAATTTTGATATACAATGATAATTCTATTGATGGTCAAAACACCCAAAAAGAGATGAAAGATGGGGGAACTTTGGTAAGAAAAAATTTATTACAAAAATACAAAGATATGAAAGGTGATATTGGGTTTTAAAATGTATTTATATTTACACACAAAATTTTTAGGAGATTATTATGGGATTATTTGAAGAGAGAATACCGTTTAAACCATTTGAATATCCAGAATATTATACTGATGGATGGCTACCCCAAATGCAGGCCTTTTGGTTACATACCGAAATTCCGATGCAAGGGGATGTGAAGGATTGGAAAGAAAATTTAAAGAAGCATGAAAAGAATTTAGTAGGTAATATCTTATTAGGGTTCGCTCAAACCGAATGCGCTGTTTCTGATTATTGGACAGGGATGGTTACAAAGTGGTTTCCAAAACATGAAATACGGCAGATGGCTATGGCGTTTGGTTCGCAAGAAACAATCCACGCAACTGCGTATTCCTATCTTAATGAAACATTGGGATTAGAAGATTTTGCTGCATTTATGCATGAGCCAGAAATCAAAGAAAAATTTGAATTCCTAACACAAGTATCAGCAAATTGGACACCTGAAGAGTTACAAACAAATCCAAAAGCAAGAGCAGAGGTAGGCCGTAGTTTGGCAATCTTTTCAGCGTTTGCAGAGGGAGTATCTTTGTATTCATCGTTTGCAGTCCTTTATTCGTTTCAGATGAGAAACCTCCTCAAAGGAATAGGTCAGCAGATGAAATGGTCGGTTAGGGATGAATCTTTACACTCTAAAATGGGATGTAGGTTATTCAGACATATGTGTGAAGAATTTCCTGAACTATTGGGTGAGGTAAGAAACGATATAGAGGTTGCTGCAAAGTTGATGGTGGAGATGGAACTAAAGTTTATTGATAAGATGTTTGAGATGGGTGATTTAGAAAACCTATCAGCGGTAGATTTAAAAGAGTTTATAAAACAAAGAGCTAACGAAAAATTGGTTGAATTAGGTTATGACCCCATATTTGAGTATGATAAAGTTAGTGCAGGTAATTTAGAGTGGTTTTACCACCTTACGGGAGGATTGACTCATACTGATTTCTTTGCTATGAGGCCAACCGATTATAGTAAAGCAGGTGAAGGTGAAGATTGGGGTGATATATTTTAATTTAAGGATACGATGAATACAGCAGATAAAATAGCAGAAGAATTAGGATGGGAAAAAGAAGTTGATTACCCCGCTTGGGGACATACTGAAGTTTACCTAAAAACAATATCAAAAGGTTATGTTTTAGCAGGAGAGAAACCCAAAGATGCGTATTGGAGGGTATGTACTGCGGTAGCAAGGAGATTGGATAAACCACAACTTGCATCAAAGTTTTTTGATTATATATGGCGTGGTTGGTTAAACCTTGCTACACCTGTCTTATCAAACACGGGGACAGATAGGGGATTACCTATTTCCTGTTTTGGTATTGATGTAGGTGATTCTATTCAAGAAATTGGACAGAAGAATTTAGAAATGATGTTACTTGCGAAGCATGGTGGTGGTGTTGGTATTGGTATCAATATGATAAGACCTGCGGGAAGTAAAATCACTGGAAACGGAACATCCGATGGTATTGTTCCATTTTGTAAAATATTTGATTCTACTATCCTTGCAACAAATCAGGGAGCAGTTCGTAGAGGAGCAGCATCAGTTAATCTAAACATTGAGCATAAAGATTTTGAAGAGTGGTTGGAAATCAGAGAACCAAAGGGGGATGTGAATCGTCAATCTCTTAATCTACATCAATGCGCAGTTGTGGGTGATAAGTTTATGCGTAAGTTGGAGGATGGGGATGAAGAAGCAAGAAGAAAGTGGGGTAAGTTATTGCAGAAGAGAAAAGCAACAGGTGAACCTTATATTATGTATAAGGGAAATGTAAACAAACAAAACCCAGAGGCGTATAAGAAAAATGGGTTGAAGGTGTTTATGACCAATATTTGCTCTGAAATCGCTTTACACACCGATGAATCACATTCGTTTGTATGTTGTTTATCATCACTCAATCTTGCAAAATACGATGAGTGGAAAGATACTGATTTGATTTATACTGCTATCTGGTTTTTGGATGGGGTATTAGAAGAGTTCATTCAGAAAGCAAAGAATATGAGAGGATTTGAAAACTCAGTTCGTTCTGCTGAAAAGGGAAGAGCATTGGGATTGGGTGTTCTTGGGTGGCATACTTATTTACAACAAAGGGGTATTTCATTTGAAGGATTGCCCGCTCAATTTGAAACGAGGAAGATATTCTCACAAATAAAGATTGAAAGCGAAAGAGCAAGTAGAGATTTAGCCAAAGAATATGGTGAACCTCTATGGTGTGTTGGAACTGAAATGCGGAATACCCACTTGAGGGCAATAGCACCAACGGTGTCTAATTCAAAGTTAAGTGGTAATATCTCACCGGGTATTGAACCTTGGGCAGCGAATGTATTTACGGAGCAAACCTCAAAAGGAACATTCATTCGTAAGAATCCTGAGTTGGAAAAGGTTCTTCGTAAAATTGGAATCAATAACAAAGAAACTTGGGATAAGATTTTAGAAGATGGCGGTTCGGTTCAAGGGATTGATGAGTTAGAAAAGTGGGGATTTTTGGGAAACAAACTAATAAACATTCAGGAGATTCCCGAAACCGCAATCCAAAATAAAGAAGTTGATTGGGTAAAAGATGTGTATAAAACATTTAAGGAAATCAATCAATTAGAATTAATAAAGCAAGCTGGGATTAGGCAACAATACATTGACCAGTCCGTATCGTTGAATCTTGCGTTCCCATCACAAGCATCTCCAAAGTGGATAAATCAAGTTCACTTGGAAGCTTGGAAAGAAGGAATCAAAACTTTATACTATATGAGAACTGAATCAGTATTAAGGGGTGATATAGCAGCAAGAGCAACTGACCCCGATTGTGTAAGTTGTGATGGTTAATAATAAATTAAAAAGGATTAAAAATGATAGAATATTGGTATTTTAGCGCAAAATGGTGCGCACCTTGTAAACAATTAGCTCCTATTATGGAAGAGGTATCTAAAACTATACCTGTAAAAAAGATTGATGTGGATTCGGAATCTGGATTAGCAAGTTCGTATGGAATTAGAAGTGTTCCAACGGTGATATTGATGAAAGATGGTTCAGAGTTCAAAAGAATTATTGGAGTAAAATCTTTAGGAGAATATTTGACACTTTAAAAATTATTTTGTATATTTGTATAGTTATGAAAAAACAATTAGAGCAGGTGAAGCAATTTCACGAGGTATATGGTCAGAGGTATTACAAAAGCCCAATGGTTCAATCGGATGAAATATGCGATTTGAGGTATAGGCTTGGTTTGGAAGAGTTAAACGAATACAAAGAGGCAAATCAGAATGATGACCCGGTTGGTATTGCAGATGCTCTCACCGACCAATTATACATCTTATTAGGAACAATTCTACAACATGGGATGGGTGATATTATTGAAGATGTATTTGATGAAGTACATAGTTCCAATATGTCAAAGTTGGATGAAAATGGTAATCCAATTTATAGAGAGGATGGTAAAATCTTAAAAGGTCCGAACTATAGAAAGCCTGATATTGGAAAAATTGTTTATAGATTTTGGGAAGAAAAAAATTCACAAATTGAAATTCCTTTTAATGAGGAGATTTAATATGTTGTGCGGTGAATCTCATCCAAAACATAAACTTACGGAGGGGCAGGTAAAATCTATTCGTGAGTTGTGGAGTGTTGGGCATAGAAACATAAAAGTTCTTGCAAGGAACAATGGTGTTTCACCTGCTAATATTCGTAAAATCATTAAGGGTTATACTTGGAAACATATACTAACATGGCCTTATGAAAGTAGAGGGTAAAAACTATTCAGATGTATCCAAATTTTGTGTAAGATTGATTAGTAAATCGGTGGCAAAGGAGATGATTATAAAAAATCACTACAGCCACTTATGGACAAAAGTTAGTTACTCAATTGGTTTATTTTATTTAGATGAGGGGGAACACCAATTTTTCGGTGGGGTTAATGAAAAGTTGGTGGGGGTTGCCTGTTATGGTGACCCAGTGGGTAGAAATTCTGGCACCTCCATATCCGAACTTTTAGAACGGACGGAGGTGCTGGAGTTGACCCGCTTATGGATTGAAGATGGGTATGGGTGTAATATTGAGAGTTGGTTTGTTTCTCAAACATTTGATTGGTTAAAGAAAAACGCACCGCATATTAGGGCACTTATATCGTATTCAGACCCGAAAGAAGGGCATTTGGGAACGGTGTATCAATCTACCAATTGGTTGTATCAGGGTAATAATTTACGATGGACTGATAGTTGGAGTTTTAGGTGGGATGAGGATGGTGATTGGTTTCATAGTAGAACATCGTTTGTTAGGTATGGAACAAATGACCCAAAGCAAATACAAAAGGTAATAACAAAACCATTTTGGATTCGGAGAGAACCAAAAAAACATAGATACTTTTACATATTGGATAAGAAGAATAGGAAGAAAATACTGAATAGTATAAAACATCCCCTACAACCATATCCAAAAGTAAGCGAAATTATTGCGGAAGAAATACACAAATTAGAACCTATATCAAATGAAAATTGAAGGTAAAGAATATTGTGATGTAAATCGTGTTAGGGTACATCCAATTGCTAAATCAACAGCAAAGGATATGATTGTAACCTATCACTATACCCACGCATGGACAATGTGCCGATACGCATTTGGGATATTTTATAGTGGTGATGAAAATGATGTATTTGGTAATTCTGAAAAGTTGATAGGATGCGCAATTTATGGGTTTCCCGTTGGTGCGAAAGCAGCAACCTCAATTTGTGAGGGGTTATCTAAAGATAATGCATTAGAGTTGACCCGATTATTTGTGCATGATGGGTATGGTTCAAACATTGAAAGTTATGCTATTGGGCAAACATTCAAATGGTTCAGAGAAAACGATAAACAAATCAAACTACTGATATCTTATGCGGATAGTGGGCAAGAGCATTTAGGTAAAATCTATCAGGCGACCAATTGGATTTACCAAGGGGTATCATCCGAAATCGCATTGATGCCGAACTACGGGATATCTTTGACAGAAAACCCTTATAAGTGGATACATAGTAGGACAGTATTTAGTAAGTGGGGTAGCAACAATTTAGACCATTTGAAAAAGGAGATTGGTAAGGAGGGTTATCCTGCTTTTTGGCGGAGGAAAGAGCCTGATAAACATAGGTATGTTCAAATCGTTGCTCAAAATAAGAAAGAAAAGAGGGAGTTGTATTCAAAACTGAAGCACGAAATAAGGGATTATCCCAAAAATGCTGAAGAGTTTATACCTCAAATAGAGAGGCACGAAACCACCTATCAGCCCGAACAAAGTGGTGTCAATTTTTGGTGACCGTCCAATAAATTAGACACTTTTCCACACGAATGTGGATAACTTTAATGAAAATTTAATCTAAAAGGCTTGGAAATATGGGTTTTTCTTCGTATCTTTACTATGTAAGATAAAAAAACCCCCCCTATATTATGGAACTACAAAGTTTGGAAGGTAAAGTTGTCGCAGTGACCATCCCAGTGAATGGTAAGGATTACACTATGAACCTAAAGGTTTGTAGGGTAAAAGTCCGCTCAGTATTGTTTATTGAGATAAATCGTGAGGAGCGTAAAAACATTTTTCGTAAAGCACCAACTAAAATGATTGTTGGGTTTACTGAAGATAGTATCACCTTTAAGGAAAAAACCCAACTGAAAAAGTGGGAAAGTGGCTGGGATAATATTGGAAAGGTATCACCAATGGTTGCTGCTAACTATGGCCAAAGGGCTTTTAGTAATCACTCAAAAGGTTGGAGTTCATCCGCACCACAATACAACAATTATAATGGTGTAATCATTAAACAACCTAAAGGAGCAGCGCACGATGCGTTGGTTGCTGCATTGGTAGCTAAAAATTCTGAACCACTACCATCAACAACAAATTCGGCAGCCGGACTTCCTATGGTATAATTTGGAAATCTGAAAATTATTTTGTATATTTGTATAAATAAAAATTAAAAAATATGAATCCAATAAGAAATCTAGAAGAAGCAATTGAATTTGCTAATAATAACAAGGGAAAATCCCCTATATATGCCAAAACCATAGGTCAAACAACATTCAAAATGTGTCGTGATTTGATTAAAAAGTCATTAATGACTAATGAATGTAATCGTGATGAGGATTTGGATACCAATATTAAGTATTACGGAAAGGTTCACCACCTTATTCGTTATATGAGTGGTATATCCGAAAAAGGACAATTGTTAGTTTCAATCCTAAAAGATAGTTCATCTAAAGTTGGTTATATTCGTGATAACGGAACAATGTTTTCTCTTTTATTTGGTAAGTATTATGATAAGAAAGTTTTGACTGGAAACGATTGGTTGATAATGTGTGATGATATTATTGATTCATACGATATCACCAATGAAAATGATAAGTATGTAATTGATTTGATTTGTAAGTTTTTTAAAACCAAAAAAGAGGAACAACTTGCCTGCCATTACTCACTTAAAGATGTGGTAGAATCATCTGAAGAATTCAAAGAATTTTATGATAATGTTCAGATTGGGTTTGTAGTTAGTTTACAAACAATCAAACAGTTTGAAAAGGATACGATGAATTGTAATCGTCAACCTAACCCTTGGTTGGCTTACAACTACTATATGACTCCTTTAAAACGAATGGATGAATACAAAACACACTATTGTGGTGATGAATTGTTGGAATATTTTACTAACAAATCAGGTACTGATATCTTTGTTAAAGGTAAGTTGATGTATGGGCATCAAGGTTACGCTGAAAAACATAAGGTGGCTAAAATGATTCCTATCCTCCAAGCCTATATTGGTTCTCATTTTTGTGATACTATTGATGAATTCAAAAAGTTCAATGATATGGTTGTTGGATTTGAGAATGGAAAGGATGATGGTAAGGAAACCGAATATTGGAAAAATATGTTTAAGAGAGTAATTAGTGAGGCTAAATACTCTACACTTACTGAATGGTATGATAAAGAATACAAAACTGTGTTTGAATCTGATGATTGGAATAACATTACTATTGCTATTAATAAAATGGTTATCAATAATCTGAATGGTTCTAAAATTCAATCTATGGAGGACCTTCACATTAAGAAATACCACACTGGTATTGTAATGATGGCGATGGTTCTTTACTTCAAACGAAAGAATCTAAAGTTGGGAATCTCTAAACTTACAACGAAAGTTACCAGCGAATACGCTAGGTTGTTGAATGGTGATGTAAACCACAACAATGAAAAAGTTCCTGTTTGGAAATACTTTGGAACTGAACGAGATACCTACAAATCAACAAACTCTGATGCTCGCTGGGAGAATATTTTTAAATATGTTTTCCTAAATGTTCAATCAGATATTGACAATCGTTCTAAAGATAGAGATAATCAAGCTGAATATCGTGATAATGCTTTGAAACGAATTTCTTCATTTCTTGAAAACGAGAAGATGAATTCTCGATTGATTTTATTTCCATTGAGCAATCATACTCTATGTGTAATTAACTTCTCAACGGGAGAAGGACTTCAATGGTTACACAAAATACCACATAGTACTGGTGGTAATGCTAAAGACGGGTTTTTGGGAATGACGGATGATAACTTAGATGGTAATCAAAAGTTAAAGAACTGGAATTGTGGACCAAATGAGTATTGGAAAATGTTGGCTGAACGTAATCTGGAGATGTCTAATAATTTGAATGATAATGTTGATAAATCTCTTGTAGATGCATCAATTAATACAATTTACCAAATCCTTAAAGCGGATTTAAATTTTGGAGCATAATATGAGAGCATTAATAATACCTAATTACACAAACTTTGGTATGGCAAAGGACATCAATAGGGATTCGTTCCTATTGGTGTTCAAATCCTTTTTAGATAACACTCAAATTGGTAAGGAATGGGAATGGATTCTACCCTATCCCGATTTGAATAATCATCCGGGTATTATCAATCAGTTTGAGTATCCGAATGTTAAGTTAGTGAAAATGGATGGACTGGATTGCTTTCCACCAAAAATGCGGGTAGATTATCCACATAAATTTTTTGATAGAATTATTGGTAAATACAATGGTGAATTTAACTTAATATGGTCGCATTTACCCGAATGGACGAATGAATATAAAATTACTCGTATTTACAACAAAACTCAACCAATTATAGGATATTCGCATTGGTGGGAAATACCTGATAATGGCGCCAGAGATGATAATTCTTTTTGGAGAAATATAAGAGGTATGCTAAATATGAGGGTGTGTGGTGTAAATTCACAATGGGTAAAAGATTTAATACTGAAAAGGGCATCCGAAGATTTTCAACCCCATATAATTGAAAAATTAGATAAGATTATTCAACCATGGTATTTGGGTGCAGATGAATACAAACCATCAGCTGGGTATAGAGAAAAGACAATAGTGTTTAATCACCGAAACGATGCTTACACTGGGGCTGATTGGTTTTTTGAAATTATGGATAATTTATGGGAAAAAAGAAAAGACTTTAAAGTATTGACTACATTAAGAGATTTACCCAAACCATATACAGAATACATAGGACACGCTGATAGGGAAGTTTACTTAACCCAACTATCAAAAGCACATTTTGGTGTAGGGTGTTTCCAAAAATATTCCGCATGGTCAATGTCTACAACAGATGGTTTAAGCAGAGGAGTTCCATACTTACTACCAAATGATTTTTGTTATCCAGAAATGGTTGGAAATGAATACCCCTTTTTGTATAATAGTAAGAGCGAATTTGAACAAATGATAAATGATTTATTAGATAAAAAAGTTAATAGACCCGATTTAACAAAATGGGTTTCAAAATTGAGTTGGGAAAACCAACTAAAAAGCTGGGATATAGAAAACAATTTTAAAGGAAGGATATTAGATGTATCAGAATCTATACTATGATAAAGAAACAAACACAATACACTGTTGGGATGATGTTAAAGGATACTATATTAAAAAGTATAGTAGATACGCCTACACACCTGATGGAAATGGTTCTTATTTTTCTATATATGGTAAACGCTTAAAGAAGCTTACTTATTGGGAAAAGGATACCAATTTAGAACTATATGAATCCGATGTAAATGATTACACCCGATTTTTGATTGATGAGTATGGAACATCCGATGATGTTTCAACGGGGAATATTGTATTGACATTTGATATTGAGGTGGAGATGAATACAGGTCTCCCAAATGTTGAAAAAGCCAATAATAGTATAACCTCCATCGCAGCTCACGACTCTGCGACTGGGGATTATTTTGTTTATGTTTTGGGTGATACTAAACTGAACAAAACTATTGGCGGTGCAGAAGTAAACATATACAACAACGAACGGGATTTGTTGTGGGCATTTCTTCAAAAGTGGCAGGAAATAAACCCAACAATTGTAACTGGGTGGAATATTGATTTCTTTGATATACCATACCTTTACAATAGGTTAAAAAAGGTATTGGGGCATAAGAATGCTAATTCCCTATCACCT